AAGAGGACAGGCTAGGCATATCGGCCATGTCCCCTATACACACAATAGCGTGGGGCTTTTCTTTAGCTATGAACCTACCTAACGCAGTAAACCTGCTATTGTCATAGCTAGGGTGGGCGTGTGGGTCTCCAATTATCAGTAGATTCATGTTAGTGAACTTTCATTCTGTAGTGCAACAGGTTGTTATCCCCGTCACCGGGGTCCTCGGGACCCTCGCTCAATTCAGGGTTGATATCCGGGTCAAAGAAGTCCCGCAGAGACAGCCAGAAAGCCTCCTCATGCGCGGAGTCAGCGTCCTTGATAGTATCAGAAAGTAACGCATTCATTAGCACCACCCCGGAGGGGCCCAGAGCCCTGGACAGGTTACGTGCAAGCACAACAGCCGCGCTTACATGAAAGACCATAGTGCCCGTCAGTTCCTCGACCTCTTTAGGCGTCACGTTCGATTCTCTAGCTGTTTGAGGCGTAGGTAGCCCTCGAGAAACCCCAAGAACCCTATGTAGTTCTCCTGTATCTCTGAGGAAGACGCTGCCTCGAATTTCCCCGTAGCCTTATCGAACCGCAGCACGTAAGCCTTGTCTACCTCGTTGCCGGTCATGTCCTGGATAGCCTTGGCGTAGGCAGCGCACTGCAGGTGGTAAGGAGCGTAGATAGCCTTGGATGTTTTGAAGTCTATCACGCAGTACTCGTCGTTTATAGTGGCAGTAGCATCGACAGTTCCGGCGTACTTATGCCCTCTGTGGTAGACCTTTTGCTCCACAGTATGCCACTCCACATCGTTCTCCCTTACCCACGCTCTGAAAGCATTTACAGAGTTGATGGCCTCTTCCCCAACCACATCTTCAGGCGGAGGACCGGCTCCTAGCTTGCAGAGAATGGCCTCTTCACACCACTGATGCACCATCATGCCTATGTCCAGGGCTTTCTTTGAGGTCCTCCTGTACGCCCCCTTGATGCCCTTCACCATGTCTTCTACAGACAGTTCAGCTTGCTCAAACGCTTCGCAGTTTTCCACAAACCAATCCGCCCCCATCTTCACCGCCCAAGGCATCAGAGCAGGCTTTGCTATGGAGTCTAGGATAGTAGTCACAGAGGGAGCATATTTTCCATCGACAGTATAGTAGTGCTTTTTCGGGTCGAAGTTTAGCAAAACCACACTTCCATCATGGTATTCTAAATGATGCTCCCGAGGGTTGGTCCCGTGTTCTCCCTTCATCAGAAGTCCCAGTTGTCGTCTTGGGGCTTTGGAGTGTAGGGCTTAGCCCGGTCCTGCGGCTCCTCGAATCTTAGGCCCAAGTATTTCTTGCCCGTCTTGGAGGTGTTTTTCCACGCGCTCACCGACATCTCCTTCCCGTTGATAAGGCCCTTACCCTTGAGGTCGGGGCCATTCTCGTGCTTCTTTTCCTGGGGCCACAAGGAGATACGGTTGTTAAACTGTTCGTCTGTCATTGGCTTTTCCTCTTCTTGCCGTTTAAGTTGATTGAGTTGATCTTCGTGTGCCCATCCTTGGGCGTTCTCGAAATCGGCTCTCCAGGTCGCTACTTCTTCTGCGTCCATCAGAACCCCACTTTTCGATTGTTCGCTGACGTTGTTTGCCATACTGCTATCGTCGCCTCTGCTGCTGTGTATTTGTGGCGGAGGGTGATTTCCTTCTCTCTCGCCGCTTTGAGCCCTTCCAACAGTTCCCTATAGTCAGGATGGGCGTAGGCCCACGCTTCTTTCGCGGCAACTGTCTCTTCAGGAGCCTCGTTGAATAGGATGGAGAACTTGACCTTCTTGAAGTCCTCGAGATGTAGTTTGTCGGATAGGGCCTGCCCATGAACGTTGGCATTATCACGCATCCAGTCTCGGGCCTTTTCTGCTGATATTTCATCTATCATTTTGTGGGTGCGCCTTTCTCTTTCTCGAGGAGCCATACTTTACCCCCGGCAATACGCTGCCTAACCCGCGCTTGATTTTCTCCCCTTTAGAGTTTCTCACCACCAGGGTGCCTAAGTCTACCACTTTCCAGGGCTCCCCGTTCGAATCCTCTTTAGCGTTCACAACCCTAAAGCTAAAGTCAAAAGTGTCACGTTTATACACTAGCTGCCTCCACCCGGTAGCCCAGAAACAGAACAACTCATCAGCCAAGTCATTATGCCCGTAGGTGGTTATAATATGAAGGTGAGGAGAACCCTGTTTAGGTTTCCTGGACCAGCACACCTTTTTGTACTCCTTCAGCTTTAGGTTCTTTCTGGAACCTCCCCCTAAGTCTACATGGGTCATAGCGCGTAAGTCTCGTAAGGCACGTACTCGGCAGATATTACACCAGCTTTCAGGGCCTTGTCAACCGTGAGGAGAATAAAGAAAAACTGGTTGTTGAGAAGGTCCGTGTCTCCGTTGTGCATACTAGCGTGACACTCGTAACACAAAGGCATCGTAAACAGGTCATTAGCCTTTCTCCCTGCCCCTCCTGAGAGAGGAGCCCCTCTCCCCTTGAGGTGGTGCGCTACTATGGTATCGTTCTTCAGATGGCAAGCTACGCAGGGGAGTTCCGAAACAAACTTTAGGTAGTCCTTACTTAACCACCTTTTGTTTTTTGGGAGGGAGCCCGGTGGGTACATGTGCCTCCTGTCGGGGCCCTTGAGTTCTTCAGGCCAGTCGTTAGATTTCGCAGGCATCAGCTGTACAGGCCAGTTCCTGGCTGCTTGTAGTGTTGTCTGTAGACTCATCAAACTTAAAGTCTATTTCTTTGGGCATCTTCTTGCACATGGCTAGGTACTCCTTCTTAGTGATATCCTCATAAGGAGCCTGTTCGTATATGTGCCCATCATCCGCCGAGGGCAAGAAAGAGACGCCGTTCAACATATCAAAATTGTCCCATACCCACGACCCTACAGCAGGCCAGTCGTATTCCCCCACATAGCAGGTCATGCTAGGCTTGTGTTCACACCAATGCACAGCAAACTTATGCCAGACATCTAGCTGACGCAGCGGGCCCACTGATTTCCGGGTAAGACCCGATGATTTCATAGGGAAGTAGAACACCCAGGCCTCTGAATTGGCCTTGTCTTCTTCGTAAGGAACGCCTGCATCAATCATAATCTGGGCTATAGGGTCTTTCTTATCGTTACGCACAGCCCTGCGGTAGTAGTCGTTATAGGCAGGATGTATGCCGGAACTGCAAGACGCAAGTTGGCTAACGGTGCCAGAGGGCTTGACACAGGTAACTGCAGCCGATTGTGTGATGCCTAGCTTTGCGGCCCAACTCTTGTTGGTATCGACGGCAGTGATTCGCAGGCTGACTAATTCGGCTGGCTTTGCATTAAGAATTGCAGGGCAGTCAAAGATACCCGTGAGAGAAACCCCTAATAGCCTTTCCTCGTCACAGTTCTTTTTCCAAATGGAGCGGAGATATCGGAAGTCTGTTAGGGTAGACTGCACAGTGCCCAGGATAGTGGCTATACGGACCTTAGCCGCTATGGTTTTCAGAGTATCTTCAGGGCGACACACCACTTCTGATAAATTGCAGAATTCTGCACTTCGAAGTACGATTTCGCTGCATGGATTTGTGCCGAAGTCATGCTCAGAATCCCTTCGATCAGGAGTCATGTTGGTACACGCCTGCCTGTTGAAGATACCCCGCTCCCCCGAGTGACTCTCATGGATGGATTGCCACTCCCTCATGTAGGCCCCTACGTCGGGCCTATCAGTGTAGCAGATGGAGTTGTTAGCCAGGGCTCGTTGGGGGTTCTCAATGTACCACTGTCCGCTCTTGGCCTTACGCATCCGTTCATCAGAGTGATTCGAGAGGCTTATGAGCGCAGTTCTACGCACACCGCCTACGAGAACCGCCTCTCCTTCATGGCAGATAAGGTCGTGTATCTCTATAGAGGTCAGTTTACGGCCCATAGCGCCCTGAAATATGCGGATAAAGTGGCGAAACATCCTTTCTAACGGCTCACTACCGGACGCCCTTCCGCCGAATGTCTTGAGGGGAGCGCCTGCGGGCCTCACATTAGAAGTGTCTATCTTGGGCACCTGCCCACCGTAGAGCAGGTGGACCAATTCTCTTAACGCCTTGGCCCACCCGAGTTTGGAGTCCGGCACCACAATGGTGGTGTCTGTATTGTAGAAACTTTCAGCCACCTCGGGCAGCTTGGCTATGTGCTGACGCTCGACTGAGAACCCGAGCCCTGTCCCGCACAGCATGATATACAGAGCCTCGTCAAAGACCCTTATGTGGTCCACAGCAACGTAAGCGCAGTTATAGCCAGCAACATGGTCCCTTTCCAGAGCCTTGCCGCTGGTCATAACCGCCCTCATTGACGGGAGGACTTCCTTTAGACGCATGGCCTGCCTAGCCATCTTTAGGTCTTGCCCTGTCCTTTCCTCAAAGAAAGAGATGTATCTATCCACAGTCTCAGACCATGTTTCCCTGCGCCCTTCCTCGGGAAGGAAACGGGCGTACCTGGACACGGCTATGTAGTCCTCGTAAACACTCATTTGGGGTCAGTTCCGCCGTAGTTTTTGACATCCTTCTCGTCGGTGACCAACTCTTCATGGTAAGACCCATCAGCATCTTGCCATGCCTTGTACTTCTTCTCTACCAACTCCCTGCGAACCACAATAGTGGGCTTTTCTCTAGTCCCAACTTCCCAAGTCCGGGGGGTCATACCGTATCCTCCCTTGAAAGGTTGTAGGATTTCCTCAAACAGGGAAATGGGGTTGTCTATCCTGGTTAGTCTACTCATAGTCACTTCCTCCTTCCCCTACTACAATCATGGGGTCTTCGTTTAGCAAAACGTGCATAATATCCAACAGCTTTATCAGGCTATCCAGGTTTACAAAAGCATACATCTTACTGCTGTGCTTTTCCCCTAGCACCACTGTGGGTATCAGGCTCTCTTCCTCGGACCCTGCTTCTGCTTGAGCAAGAGCGTCCTTGAGGAACTTTGAAACCTTCTGCCGGTACTTGCACTCTATCCCTAGATAGGGATGGAGAACGTCAAGGTGAGAGCGTCTGTCTGCGACAGGGATTCGCTCCCCCCCAGTGCGCTTGGCAACGCGCCTTTCAAAGGCTTTCCAGGTAGCGTCCATTCTTCTATATGTCGGGTTATTCGGCTGGGAGGGCCTTATCAGGCACTTGGCTGTACTGTTTAGGGTCCTTTTTCCACAGGGCCGATCTCGTCATCTCCCACTTCCTGTACATTTGGCAAGTATAGCCCGAACGGCAGAAGTTCTCGTGTTCACACCTATTACATGGGGCGCTCTGTCCTTGCTCCATAAAGACTAGGTAGCTTTCTTCAGATATTCCGCCCCTCATAATTCAGCCCACTCGTCAGGATGGTACCAACCCCACTCCCTGTCGTCCATGAGGCGTAGGACCAAAGGGGAAACATTGTTTGGATCAGCGGCGAGGTAACCCATTTTGCTGTCCGCCAAAACAACCACGACCTTCCGCTCTTCCCCAGTCTTCTTGTTAGTCAGGGTTACTGACTGCCCACGCCTTTTCACGAGTCTAGTTCCTCGTCGTCCATCTCTATTTTTCGGGGGGATTGGCCCTCGGAAAGGAGATTCAAGGATTCTAGGTCCATGTGTAGATCGAACTCACACTCTGCCATATCCCAGTGCCTTGCTTTAGAGATAGCGAGGTATGCGTCTGCGTCTTCCGGATTTTCACTGTAATACCTACCGAGGAGAATAACATTATCTACCCGGTCCGTCAACTCGCCTGCGCCTCTGATCGAAAAGCGGTCTATCCTATCCCTAATGCTCAAACTCTTTCGAGCATGGCACACCAGGATGATGTGGCAGTCCATTTCCCTGCAAGCATCTGCCAAGCGGCAAACCACGTTTTTCTGGGCGGTATAGTCATCATTAGCGATTCCGCCAATCGTCATAAGAGAATCCACCAGTATCATACGGGTGCCATAATGGTCTATGCTGTAGCGTATGACTGCCATGAGGGTGTTAAGATCAACGCTGCCCTGCTTGTCAAAAAAGTACAGCTTGTCTCTAGCCCAAGAGTTAAACCCAAGACCGAAGTCGATGGTAGGTTCGACCATCAAGGAGGCTTGTCTCCACATCCTGGCTAGTTGTGATTTTGGGCTCATCTCGAGCGAGCAACTGAGACACCTTTCCCCTTGTTCCATAGCATTTAGAAGTATTTGGCCGCATACGAGGGATTTTCCGGATGAATTTATGCCTCCGACGATTGTGCATTCTCCCTCGCGTAATCTGAACTTCTTGGGGTCTCCCCACGGGAGAGTGACGCCAGTGACAAGATCACCCACTAGGTAGTGGTCGAGGACTTCCTTGGTAAATTCATTAGCTGGTTTTATGGACCGCTCTTCCTCTATTCTAAGGTAAGGAGCGAGGATTTCAGGGGTGAGGCCCTCCATCAGTTGTCGCCTTTCTGGTCCGACAGCTGGGACATGGCGTTCTCCAGTCGTTCAATCTGAGTCCCCATGTAGCTGTAACTGGCCTTCACAAAGGACTCGACATCCTCCATAGCCGTGA